GTTTCAGCTTTACGTGTCACTGGTAATGTTACTATTGGAGGTACTCTTAGTGTAGCAGGTGCTGTTAATTTCCTGAGTACAGCCACTGTATCTGGAGCTGCTGGTTTTCTTGGTACGGTTCGTGTATCAGGAGCAGCAACATTAGCCAGTACTCTTGATGTAGCAGGGAATGTATCTCTTGGTGGAACACTGGCACAAACAGGTATTGCAACCTTTGCTGCCAAGGCAGAGTTTGATGATGATGTATGTGTCTCTGGAAATACAGTTCTAGTTGGAAATCTGGCTGTAGGAGGTACAGTAACAGTAGCAGGTGCTGCCAGTATTGCTGGTGCTCTTAGTGTTGGAGGGGCTGCTAATTTCCTTAGTACGGTAACTGTTGTAGGTAAAGCTGAATTTGATGATGACGTATGTGTCTCTGGTAATACAGTTCTAGTAGGTAATTTAACCGTAGGTGGTACTACAACAATTGCAGGTGCTGTAAGTTTGGCCAGTACATTAAGTGTAGGTGGTGCAGCACACTTTGCCAGTACAGTTACCATAGCAGGTAATACAACTCTTACTGGTACATTAGGTGTAGGAGGTGCTGCTAACTTTGCCAGTACAGTTACCATTGAAGGTAATACAACTCTTACTGGTACATTAGGTGTAGGAGGTATTGCAACCTTTGCTGCCAAGGCAGAATTTGACGATGATGTATGTGTATCAGGGAATACAATTCTTGTAGGTAATTTAGCTGTAGGTGGTACTACTACTATTACAGGTGCAGTTAGTCTTGCTAGTACATTAAGTGTTGGGGGTGCTGCTAACTTTGCCAGTACTGTAACAATAGCCGGAGCTAATGTACAGGCTGCAAATGCAAAGGTTTGTGCCAGTGCCTTCTATGGTGATGGTGCTAATCTTACTAATGTTCCTGTTGCTATAACGGGTAATATATCTGTTGGTAATGCTACAATAGGTGGTAATCTTTTTGTAGGTGGTACAGCAACTATAGTTGGTAATACAACACTGACGGCAAATCTTGGAGTTGGTGGGACACTTACAGCTGTAGGTAAAGCAGAGTTTGACGATGACGTATGTGTTTCTGGTAATACAGTTCTTGTAGGTAATCTGGCTGTAGGAGGAACTACTACAATAGCAGGTGCTGTAAGTCTGGCAAGTACTCTTAGTGTCGGTGGGGCTGCACACTTTGCAAGTACGGTAACTATAGCTGGAAATACAACTCTTACTGGAAATCTTGGAGTAGGTGGTACAGCTACTATAGTCGGTAAAGCTGAGTTTGATGATGACGTATGTGTAAGTGGAAATTCCATACTTGTAGGTAATCTGACAGTTGGAGGTACTACCACTATAGGGGGAGCAGTTAGTTTAGCTGGTGCTTTAAGTGTTGGAGGTGCAGCTAATTTTCTTAGTACAGTAACTGTTGTAGGTAAAGCAGAATTTGACGACGATGTATGTGTAAGTGGTAATACTATATTAGTTGGTAACTTAACTGTTGGAGGTACAACCACAATTGGAGGTGCCGTAAGTATAGCTGGTGCTTTAAGTGTAGGAGGTGCAGCTAATTTAGCAAGTACTTTAACTGTAGTTGGTAAAGCAGAATTTGACGATGATGTTTGTGTTAGTGGAAATTCAATATTAGTTGGTAACTTAACTGTTGGAGGTACAACTACTATAGGTGGTGCTGTCAGTATAGCTGGTGCTCTTAGTGTTGGAGGAGCTGCTAACTTTGCCAGTACTGTAACTGTAACTGGTGCTGTTGTATTGGCAAGTACAATTAAAATTGGAGGTGGTTCTCCCGGTGCTGATAAAATATTAACTTCTGATGCAGATGGAGATGCAACGTGGGAAGATGCTGCTGGTGGTGGTGGTATGCAATCTGTACAAGTGTTTACTGCTGATGGAACGTGGACTAAACCTGCTGGTATTAACTCCGTCTTTGTACGAGTACAAGGTGCTGGTGGTGGTGGTGGTGGAGCTACTGATCGTTTAGGTGGAGGTGGAGGTGGTGGTGGATATACCGAAGAATTTTTAGATGTATCTGGTACATCATCGGAAACTGTAACAGTTGGAGAAGGAGGTGCTGGTGGATCAGGTACGGGTGCTGGTACACAAGGAGAAACTTCTTCATTTGGATCTCTTTGTTCTGCAACAGGAGGGGGTGGTGGTCAAGCAAATGGCTCTGGTCCAGATGGTGGTGCTGGAGGTGCTGGAGCAGATGGTGATGTAAATGCAATAGGAAGTGATGGTATAGGTAACTCACGATATAATGCATCTGGTTCAGAAGGCTGTGGTGGACAAGGAGGACCAAGTGTTCTTGGTGGAGCAGGACGAGGTGGAACTTCTGGTGCTAATGGTTTTGATGGAAATCTTTACGGTGGAGGTGGAGGTGGTGGTTGTAATATCGGAAGTACTGCAACAAAAACAGGTGGTGATGGAGCAGATGGTATTGTAATTGTAATGGAGTTTGCATAATGAAAAGTATATTAATTCAAGGTACTCGTATCTGTGATATAGTTGAACATGGAAAGACATTTCCAGTATCTGAAAGTCTTTTTTGGATTGATGCTCCTGATGATGTAACTAATCACGATACATATGAAAATGGTACGATTGTAAAATATGTACCTTATGTTCCTACTACAGAAAAGTTGTGGGCTGAACTTCGTAAAGAACGAAATGCTAAATTAGATGAAACAGATTGGACTCAAATGCCAGATGCTCCTTCTGATGGTAAAGTAGTTTGGGCTACCTACCGTCAAGCATTACGAGATCTTCCTGCTAATACTCCAGATCCAGCTAACCCGATTTGGCCTACGAAACCGGAAAACTAGTTTATTATAGAATAACGGATATTAATAATGAGTTTAATAAGAAGTACTATGATGGTTGCTGCTGCTACTGCTGCTGCTGGTGCAGTTACAGAAGGTGGATTATATACGTGGGGAAGAAATACTTATGGTGCTTTAGGTGATGGTACTACAACAAATAGGTCTTCTCCTGTACAAGTTGGATCTGATACAACTTGGACTGATGTAGATGGTGGTGAATACTGGACATTTGCTACTAAATCAGATGGAACACTTTGGTCTTGGGGATATGCAAATAGTTTTAGAACTGGTTTAGCTACTGATGAGACTAATTATTCGTCACCAGTGCAAATTAATGATGACACAGATTGGGATAATTCTACACTAGGTGGTGGACGATATGCTGGTGGTGTAGTTAAAGAGGATGGAACACTCTGGATATGGGGAAGAAGTCCTCCTACTGGACTAGGTGTAGCTGTAAGTTCTCCTATCCAAATAGGTTCTCTTGAAGATTGGAAGGATATTTCTACAGGATTATATGGTGCTCATGCAGTTAAAACAGACGGAACTCTATGGGCATGGGGAACATTTGATGATGGAATACTTGGAAATGGAGGTACAGAGGATGTTGGTTCTCCTATTCAAATAGGTTCACTTACAGATTGGAAGCATATTGGAAGATCACGGTGGAATCAAATTGCAATGGCTACTAAGACTGATGGTACATTATGGGGATGGGGAGTAAATGGATATGGTGAGCTTGGACAAGGAAATACAACTAATTATTCATCTCCAGTTCAAGTAGGATCGTTAACTGATTGGGATACTGTAAATGTTGGAAATGATCATATGGTAGCATTAAAGACTGATGGTACAATATGGGCATGTGGATTTGGGGATGATGGGGTACTTGGAGATGGTACTGAAGTAAATAAGTCATCTCCTGTGCAAATCGGATCTGCAACAGATTGGGTACAAATAGCAGCAGGACTATATCAAGGAATGGCACGAACAAGTTCTGGAACTATATATTCGTGGGGTAAAAATGGGAGTGGGCAATTAGGACTAGGAGATGTAGATAGTAGAAGTTCACCTTCCCAAATTGGATCAGAGACTGACTGGGTACATATAACATTTGCTACTGATCATGCTGGTGGTATTAGAGAATGAATTTATTAGACGAGCAATTAACAGCAGGTTTAAAGGGTGATTTTATAACAGGGCAACGTCTTGCAGATGAGCTTGCTATTAAAACACCTGATGATCCAAGAGCAGCATTTAACAGAGGATGGTATGAACTTAGAAAAGGAAATTTTAGATTTGGGCATAGTCTTTTAGATAAGGGAAGATTTATTAATGTATTTGGTAATCGTCATATAGGATCATCCAAACCTATTTGGAATGGTGAAGAAGGAACTGTACTCTTACGTCTTGAAGGTGGTCTTGGTGATCAAATTCATGGATTCAGATTTGCCAAGGAGATTGAAGATCGTGGTAATAGAGTTGTTGTCTGTTGCTCTCCTGAATTAGCTTCGTTGTTTGCAGAAGACTTTACAGTTATACAACCAGAAGCAGCATGTGGAGTATTCCATGACTATTGGCTTCCAAGTATGTCTGCTGTCGTATCTTTAGAACATACTTATGAAACTCTGTCAGGTTCTTCATATATACCAAAGACAGCAAATACAATTCCCGGTAGAGTTGGTGTAAGATGGTCAGGTAATCCACAATTTGAGCATGAACAGTATAGACTATTCTCAAAAGATTTAATGTTTGATGCTATTGAAGATCTGGATATTGTCAGTTTACAACGTGATACGGATGATGTACCAGAATGGATGGAGCAGCCATTATTAGAAACATGGGAAGATACTCGTAAGGTAATTAGTGAATGTGAATTAATTATTTCCTCCTGTACCAGTGTTGCACATTTAGCAGCAGCTATGGGAATTGATACATGGATTGTTGTTCCTATTTTACCATACTATCTTTGGGCATTGCCGGGAGATAAATCTCCTTATTATGATAGTGTAACTTTATACCGACAGAAAGAATATAAAGATTGGAAAGATCCTTTTGAGAATATTAAAAAAGATTTGGAAATGAGATATAAAAAAGCATGAAGAAAATATTTTTAATTTTACTTATTTACTTATGGTCTTCTTCTGTAGTAGCTCAAGATGTATATATGGAAGAACATAATGAAGAAATTATTTATAATCCTTGTGGTAAGGATGGTAAGCAACGTGATGGTTTAACAGCATATTTTGAACATAGCTTCAGTGCTATATACAAAGATTTAAATCAGGAGGAACTGAAAGAATTTTTAATAAAGATAGGACAGGAAAATTCTGATATAATAAATGTAAGAGTTTTTAAATCTCCAATACATCCCTCTTATGCTATTATCTCTTCATACTTATTTCAAAATTTTTTAAGTGGAGATGTTCTTGTTGAATTATATTGTGTAAGAGAATTAAATAATTCTGTTGCTATATTTATAAAAGAAGATAGATTTGAAGAATTTATGGGGAAACCCTTTTTACAGTTAGGTACAGAATAGGAGTTAGAGAGGTTTATGAAAATTTTATTACTTACTATATGTTTAATTGTATGTATAGCACTGGTATTTATAGCCAGTGCAAGTGCTCAAAATCATGATGGAGTTATAGGACAAGATCCAAATATTTTTCCTCGTATGTTTCAGAAAAATATGATGTGTTCTGAAAGTGATTTTGTACGTCAAGATTTAAAAGAAAGGCTGCAAACAGTTAAAGTTTGGTGGGGATTAGATAAAAATGAAAATCTTTCAGAATTATTTGTAAATCAAAATACTGGGAGATGGTTATTTATGTTAACCTTTACAGATGGTATAACATGTGGACTTATTGGAGGAGAGATGAGTGTTCCCTATGATAAGAATCCATATTTTAAATAGGAGAAGAAAATGGCATCAACGTACACTTCAAATATAAGACTAACAAAACAAGGGGATGGTGATAATCCTAATACATGGGGAACTGTTCTTAATAATCAGGTTATTAGTCTTGTGGATGATGCAATTGCTTCCTATACAACTGTATCAATTGGATCAGCAGCTACTGTAACATTATCAGCAGTAGACGGTGGATCAGATACTCCACGATCTGCTTTTCTACATTTAAAAGGATCAGTGGGTGGAGTTGCTAATACTATATCATTGATTATTCCTGCTAATTCCAAGAGTTATGTAATTAATAATGTAGTCTCTGCCAATACTACAGCCTCTGATATTATAAAGATGAAGACTGCCGGAGGAGATGGATATGATATACCATTAGGAGCTGTAGGTTTAGTAATTTGTGATGGTACTTCTGTACATTCTTTAAATACAAAAGGATTTAATCTTGGTACAGCAGCCAGTGCAGATATAGGAGTATGCACTACCAATATTCCTGATACATCTCTGGCTGATATAAGATATTTAAGAGTATCTACTTCTGCCAATGTGTCATTAATAGGAACTAAATATATTATAGGAGCTTCTGCAAGTACTCCCGGTAATTTAATTATTGGAGGAAATGCAAGAACTTATAATCCAATTGTTACGGTAACAGATGCAGCTTGTATTAGTGTGAATTTTGCATTAAGTAATAATTTCCTTGTTACAATTGGAGGAAATAGAACTTTAAAAGCACCTGTTAATTGTACAGCCGGACAAGGAGGGAATATATATTTTATACAGGATGGAACTGGAAGTAGAACACTTGGCTATAATGCAGCATGGCAATTTGTATCAGCCACTGTTCCTTCATTAAGCACAGGAGCAAGCGATGTGGACTTACTTACATACATAGCCAGAAGTGCTGCTACAATTGATGTTGCATTATTGAAGAACTTTGATAGGTAAAAATGGCTTCTTCTAATTCAAAACTTGTTAAGTTAAATTTTACTCCCGGTATTAGAAGGGAATCTACTCAGTATGCTGAAGAGGGTTCTTGGTATGATACAGATCGTGTAAGATTTAGAACTGGTAGACCACAAAATATAGGAGGATATGAAACAAAAGTATCTGCCACATTTGATGGTGCTGCTCGTGATTTAATAAGTTGGACTGATAATGATCAGTTAAAAAGAGCCATGTTCGGTACACCTCAGAAGTTATATGAACACAATGGTGATACAATAACTGATATAACTCCTGTATCAACATCTGTAACTATTACCAATGCTTTTACCGTAGCTTTATCTGCCACTACGGTAACTGTTACTGCTGCTGGACATGGTAGAGCAACAGGAGATTATGTATTTTTTACCAGTGTTTCAGGACCAAGTGGTGGTGTAACCATAGGTGGTAATATAATATTCGGTACTAGTGTATTTCAAGTAAGTGTAATAGGAGCTAATTCTTTTGCCATAGATGTAGCAACAACTGCCAGTGCTGCACAATCCAGTGCAAGTCAGGCAACGGCACATTATTTAATTTCTACAGGAGTATCAAATGCTACTCCCGGTCTTGGTTATGGTGCTGCTGCATGGCAAGCAGGTACAAGTACAGCAGGAACACGAGCTTATAATGAACCCACATCTGCTGGAGCTACTACATTTTCCAGTGAGATTACACAATGGAGTCTGGATAATTGGGGAGAAGATGTTATAGCTAATCGTAGGAAAGGAACTATTTATTTCTTTGATACTGATGCATCAACTACTCCTCTTAGAGCAGTAAAGGTTTCAGGAGCTACTAATTCTACACCCACTACGGTAAACTCTATATTAGTATCTCCTAATGATAGACATCTTATAGCTCTTGGTGGTAATATTTTTAATACAACAGCCGATCCAAGTGGTGCATTTAATCCAATGACTGTGAGATGGGCTCATCAGGAAGACTATACTAATTGGGTTCCCTCTGTTAGTTCCACTTCAGGAGAAGTACAACTTGCAGATGGTACTGCAATTATTGGTGGAGTACGTTCCAGAAATGCAGTTAATATATGGACAGATAATTCTTTATGGTTACAAACATTTGTTGGTCCACCTTTTACATTTAAATTTGCACAAATGGGAACAAACTGTGGATTGATTGCACCACATGCAGCAGTAGATTATGATGGTAGAACTGTTTGGATGGG